GTGAAGATTTCCATTATAACCCGCATGTTCGCGCCAAGTGGTAGCTTGTCCCCACCCGACATCAATCGTGAAATCAGTTTCTTTACTAATATCCACAATAGTCGTGTAAGCCGTATTATACTCTGCAGTGGCATTAGCCTGTACAGGATCATACACAATTTTAAGACGACCTTTATGGAAACCGCTTGATACGACCATGAAACGAAATTGCAGCGAACCGCGCCAATATCTGAAAGGGAAAACAGCAAAAGCTGGCGCTGTTAAGTGGTATTCATCATTGAAAACACGATGAAGTGAAGGATCCACAATGGTTGAAAACAACAAAGATTCTGATGCAGCGCCTACAGTCCATGGAAATTGGGTCAAGTAGCTTTCTCTTCCTGCGATGTAAGAGATGGCCATTTGGTCAGTACCGTCTAATCCAACTGTGCGAGGATCAATAGACAACTCTTGTTTAATGTCCATAGAAAGTTTGTTTGCGTCGTTGGGAACATTGGTATTTGCCATGTTCGTTTTGGGTACTGGACGATATTGCGACATTTCCGTCATCACAGGTGAACTGTATCCAAACAAAGTCGCGATAGAACCAACAGCGGTAGCCCCCATTTCAGTCGCGCGAGCGTACATACCTATTTCGGGTATCCGCGACAAATGACCTGCCATTTTCGCAACTGCTCCAGCAATACGAGACACAGGTTTTGCTGCATATTCATCGGCTTGTGGAACAATAGAAAAGGGGTCTGCTTGAGTTGGAATTGCAAAATTCACATTCTCAGCCCAGGCAAACACACTTACTGTGAGATCATCGGCTGCACCATTTGCATGTTTCAATGTCTGCAATGATGCTGCTGTTAACACACCCATTCGTTTCCAATCTTCCGATGGAATGTCCATTAGATTCTTGTGGAAAAAGAAAGGCAACTTAATTTCGCCTCCCTCACTCGCTGTAGGATTCAACCAAATATGTGGGCGCTGGGAAGCCGCTACGATATCAGCCTCCACAAGAGGGCGCTTGACAGTTAATTCATCATATGTGTGTAACGGAGAATAACTCACAATAGCTCGACCATAATGGAAACCACTACCATTCAATATCACTTTGATGTGCAAGTCAGCCTTCATCAACTTGTAATTAGTAATACGGTTGATGACACGGGGATTGTCAAAAAACAACTGCCATGGATCAATTCTGAATCCAAAGACAGAGTTCACAGACCAAGTTTGTTCATAAATTTTAATAGGACGTGAGAAGAAAGAATCTAATTGTGCTTCGTTATTCAACGGAGCTGATCGAAGAGGATCATGCATATGTGTGTAGTCCATAACTGCACCACTTGCATCATCCGAAAAGGTTACATTTTGTATAGTTTCTTTCTCTCCCACAAATTCTGAACTTTGCGGATCAACATCATGTGTATCCACATTGACAGTCTGAGTGACATGTTGGCCTTGCTCATGTTCATGTTCTTGTAACATGGCGGGCCAATCCTTGCGTAAATCTTTTATGACAGCATAAAGGATGTAAAGCACTATAGAAGTGCAAATCCCCCACAAGGAATAGTTACTGTCATTGAGCGCTTCATCCGAAGCTTGCGGTCTTACTTTACCGCATAATGTTGTCCAGGCACTTCCTGGATAAGCTCGATTAAGACTCGAGAACTTTTTCATATAATTAAACAAAGGAAAATACAACTTTTATGCATACTGTACAACATGCAAACGTGCTAACGTAATTTGATATGTAATATGTAAAATATAAAGCCTTTATAGTACAATTTATGGTATCCAATATATATTTACAAGTACTTACTCTTCCACTGTTCGACACGTTCGTCGAAAGTGAAAGCAACTGCGGGTGGGACAAAGTCCAAAACCCGAGCACACAGTTCTTTCATTTTGGGCTGATCCCTTTCGTACTCCTCTCGCCCATGCGCAAACAATTCATGCATAAAAGTTTCGACACATGAAATTGCTACGACTTGAGGAGACTCTTTTGACTTCAGGTTAGCCAACAAAGGTTTAAACATCGAACTCTTTGTAAGCTTACCAATTCGAAACCCAATTTCAGGGATGTAATTGGATTGTCTTTTAAGAAAATCAGCGTCATCCACTGACATATCATCTTCCACGTTCTCACTCTTGTTGGGATCTGTTATTTTCATCCCGTGTTCAGCAAGAAACTCTTTAAAAACGCGAAAGTTGAATCGTCCGCGGTATTCTTCTTTGACACTTCCCTTGAAATCATCGCCGTAAGTGATAGCCGCTACCGCATTGCGGAAGTTGGCCACTTCAGGACAGGCATGGAAAAAACCCATGCGCACATAGAACGAGTTCGCGACACTGTTAATGTTGACAGTGATATTGTTGCCTGAAGTGTTCATGTTGTATGCCATAATCATGGTCCCATTGTAATCAATTAAGGGATGTATGATGTCCGCAATCATAGCATTCATCATTTTAAGATCATATGTGGTATATTCACAGACCTGTGCTATGTCTATAAAAGACTGTAGAACTGCATAAGTCATCTGTGAGTTCATCCGCACATCGTACTTGGAATAATCCCAAGCAACAACCCTTCCATCTTGGGCAAATTTTTCAGCATGGGACATAAGTGCATCCCAGTGGGGTGAAAAAGCATTAACACCAACTGCAGATTCTGACAATTCAGGACAGAGAGAAAGTACACGGGCTATGGGTAAATACCACTTCCGTATAGCCATACCCAAGGCCAAGGCTACTGCTTGAAAAACTCTCACTTTTTCCGAATCCAATTTTGTTGGTTCATCTTTAAGTGTGGCAGTAGTGACTGGGTAAGCTCTCTTCCCCTCTTCCCAACAGCGCACACACCGATGGTATTCATCCATGATGTCATCATCTGGAATACGGTCCAAACACACCTCACCGTTCATGACGTACGTAAACTTCCTTTTTTTGGGCCCAAATACTGGAAAACCCATACTTGTGTCCATAGGAATGGCATCGATAAAACGCTTACCTGGGACTCCCATGATGACTTCCTTCATCTCCAACGGGCGCACTACCTCTTTGTCCTGTAATCTCTTAGCAAAATCCAATATGGGCTCGAGCCAATCCTGGCGTGCCC